ATAAAACTTAATAATACATTATATGTGTATTAGATCTGCCATTTGCAGATCGTTCTAGTTATAATTGTCTGCCATTTGCAGACAAAATCATGTCTTCACGCCGGCCATTTGCAGGTTCTGATGACATACTAAATAACGCGTATTCTGGAATTATCACTCAAAAAATTGCCGCACATCTTATTCACAATGTTGCGGAGTCTACTAATAAGTCCGTTGAAGATGTGGAAGCTCGTATAACTGAACGGCTTCTACTTAACACTGATATCCAGAATTGTATGGCCAACACGTGTATTGAGAACGCTCGAAAACAGGCAGCCAACACACGTGAACGCTCCTTAACAATACGCGATTGTTTAACATCTGCTCAGCAAGCTAAGCTCCAGGATAGTTTTTCTATGTTTAATCTTCAGTTCACAGCAACTGAAACTGGGGCTCACGCTTTTTCTCGAGCGCATAGAGTATGCGAGATTAACTTCATGTATAGAGAAATGGGGTATACTTCCTCGATGATACCGATTAATGGCTATGACGTTGCCTTGAAGGATGTTGGAGGAAATCCGTTGGTTCATCTTAATGCCGGTCACGTCAATGTGCATACTTGTTTTCCTTTAATGGACATTGCCGATAATACTCGTCATTGCACTTATGGGCGCAAACTAAGACAATTTGATTATAGGAGGAAAAGTAAATTGGTCCGTGATTGTTATAAAATGCATATTGATGGTCACCCCCGAGTCATATGTGGTAAACCAGCGCAATACTGTGACTGTAAGTCCATGTATATCATATTCGTTCATTCTATTTACAACATTCCAAACGACGATATCGCCATGATCATGGCTAGATCTAGTGCTTTGTATGCAATGGGTTGTTTTATTTTTGACCCAATTATCCTCATTACTGATAGGGGAACTTTGACATCTATACAGTGTAGTTATCTCAAATTTAAGCGTCATGGTACCCAATTTATTAGATTTTGGTTTGAAAATGACGTTCAGCCGTCGTACGAACATAGATATGAAGATTACATTCAGCTCATAAGAACTCGCAGTATATCCTGTGTATATAATGGCGTCAGACACTACTATACAATTACACCGAAGGAATTGAAAAACTCTGTCATGTTCTTCTCCATCGATGAAGCTAATAACGGTTTTATTCCTCGTAGTTTTTCCACCGTTTGTTATACATGTGATGAGCTTAAAAATAGTGTTGTCCTTTATACCTATACTTGGGATACTATCGGGAAGAAGTTAGTTAATGATGCGTCATCTCATATGACCCCTGTAAGGGTTATTGTTCCAAAGAGGATGTTTGACAGCATGTACGGGTACGCAATCGTTTTGCCCGACGGTAAATTGACAGTTAAGAATTTGTTAACCGCCGGAATGACATTTAATACTAGGGAAATTATAAATGGCACTAGCGTCTCGGAGTTTCAAAAGATGGAACCCCGGGATGTGCAATACCTTGCTTATGCAATCTTCTATTTGACATATGTTTCGCAGTATGAAAGCTCTAAAGCTATGTCTCATCTTCTTTCGAGCGAGGAACGTCTCCGGAATTATGAAAGTAGAAGCTTCTTGAGCAGGTTTATACGTGGTTTTAATCCCTTATCAACTAAACCCGAACCTCATGTCTATGTTAACCTCCTTGCCAATGCCGATGTGTCTTGTGAAGTGACAAGCAAGTTCCATACTGTCTGGAATAGGTTCCAGTCATGGATTGTAAGTAAAAGTCACCAACCCCGTGAGTATGACGTTTTTGTGTCTGACACTATGTGTAGGTTTTTGACAATTTCTGAAGAACTAGACGCCATCTCTGCACCTCGGATAAAACATAACAGAGGAACTTATAATTTTGAAGTTCAAGATCTAATTTCTGTTGAACAGGTTAAGGAGGCCATGTTTTGTGAACTTGTGGAGGAGCCGTGTCCCTTAGTCTCTCAGAGTGATATGGTCGAACAAGCATGTGTCTCGAATAATTTAAGGTTGATTGAAAACAGTAGCGACGGCGATTGTATATATATATCTTTGCGTGATTCGCAAGTTACTGCTGAAACACCGCAGGTTATTCGTCGTCGATTGCTGAATAGTGTTCATATTAATCGCCTTAAATACTCTGATGATGTGAAGAAGAACTTAGTTTCGACCACCAGTCCTGACAATTATGGTGACGAGAATAATTTTTTGCTTATTGCTATGGAATACCAAATTACTGTTTGTGTTCACACTTCAATGAAATGTCACCGTTATGGAGTTGGGCCCCTCCATCATTTTCTAGTTAGAAATGAACATTGTAGTGCTCTCGTCCTTGAATACAGGTTGGATGAAACTGAAATCGAAGTTTTGGACCAGACTTCCGTTGACGTCGATGAGCTTTCTGAACCCCATGTGTCTGGGGTCGCCTGTTCTTGTCCTGGCGATGTGGTGCACTTGCTTGATCGTGTTAAACTACATCATGAAAGAGAAAGGTTAGCGTCATCTAACAAAGATTCGTTGAATCGTTGTGCTTTTAATACTAAATTGTACGCGGCCCGTCGTACTATTGATGATCATTCATTCCTCGCTGACCATAACGAGCTCGGTTATAGGAGTAGGTATGGTCTTGTTTTGAAGGAAATGCTCTTTAGATATGTAAATGATTACGATATTGATAGCGCCTTTCTCACTACTGGAGTCGATAATATTGAAGCATTCAGTGAAATGATATCTGGTAGAAAGTACGTGTATTCGTACAATGTTGTTACCATTGATCATGACGTTGCAGTTGTTCAAAACGACTTCAATGTTCATGATTATTCTGATCTTAACTCCTTGAATAATGTTGCTTTTGTCCGTAATTCTTTCAAAGATCTAAATGCTGAAATGACTGAACTATTTGTTGGTACTATATATTCTTACAATCCGCTGTCTTTTAACATCAGTTTAGTAGAAAATCAGCACTCGTTTGCGTTCCAGGTTATGTTGTGTTCTCAGGTGTTGAAACCTGGTCATGACGCTTTGTTTTTGGTTTGTGTGCTTGCATATAAAAAAATCTATGAGATTTTTGATGTGCTGTCCGATATGTTCGAAGAAGTATCAATTTGTCAAGTTCATACAATGCGAGCTATAAACCCATACGCCGCGGTTGTTTGTAGGCGCCGTAGAAACAATTTGTCTGAATGCTTTAGTTACGACCATCTGGCTGCCTTCGAAGTGGATCCTGATCGTAAGAGCTTGAAGTCATACGGATCTCTATGTTCTTACTTTCATAGTTATAACAATTATTATTCACACGTCATGACCTTATTTTATAAACATGTGTCGCGAGCTAACACTCAACACCAAACAAAGTTGTCTGTATCAGAATATATTAAGTCATCCTATTTGGAACTGCTTAAGTATACGGGCAGTGGTGATTCTATGGTCTCGGGGTCTGTCGCGGGGAAAATCTTAAGTGGCTTCAACAGTTTGAAAAGTGTGTTGAAGTCGTCTGTTGTAGTCGACGCTGATTTTTATAAGAGCCCATTCATTCCTGAAGTTAGTTCTGTAGTGTCTTTCGAGACTGCATGCGAAGTGATCACCGAATCTTCTGGGATTGGCACTCCATATGGCACTTGTCTCGGGGACACTGGGGATTTGTACCAGGAATCTTCTAATTGCGACACTAGTATTGGGGTGTTTGAACCTCACCAGCCCGTCACACGCACCTTAAAAGATAAATTATACTCCTTTTGTATGTCGCCATTTGAAAAAAAAAAAAATTTTCATATTACTTTGAATAAGAAGGACTGGTGTGAGTATTCGACTGGTATTACTATACCTGATATGAATTTAAAATTCCCTGTTGATTCAGTTAATACCATCAGCAATATAAAAAAAAATAAGAATATAGATGTCGACCCTCCTGACGATCCTTTGGGTGATCTGGGGTTGCCTTCCGTTCAATGTGACACTCCTTGCGCTTATGCCCAGTACGAATATATGGAGTACTTGAAGGCTACGCATGAAGCGAGTGTTAATAACGTTAAACTCTTCGTCTCAAGATGTTTGGAGAACGCTTCCAATCTTAATTCGATTGTTCAGGAATGGCCCGGTGGATTCTCCATCTATGATATTACGAATAAGAGATTTATGGTTAAGTCAAAGGAACATAATCCAGCTCTTAAGTACTTGAAGTACTTTGATTCTAATTATAACCTGATGCCTTTTACTTCGTTCGAAGAATTATCCGATATCCAGCACTGTTTCCTTGTTCGTGGCTCTAGTTGCATTATCTTTAACGAGTATTGTTTGTTTGGCTTTGAGCAGGAGATTTATAACAACTTAAAGAATGTTTACGATCCCGCGTGGAACTTACCAGATGATGTTTCCATTATTCAGGCTGGTCCGGGTACGGGAAAAACTACGCATATTATAAAGAATCACTCCTTATGTACCTCTATTGACCCATCAACTGTTATATTATCGACTCTGGAAGGCTGTGTTGATTTTCGTCGACGCGTTGCTCGTTTTTATAATTGTGATGAAACATCAGAGTTCGAAGTGTATTATCGTACTTTAGCTAGTTACTTGCTAAATTTAAAAAAAAATCGAAGAACTTCTACATTATACATAGATGAAGCTTTGATGAGTCACCCCGGCTCTCTTTTCTTTGCTATTAAACTTAGTGGTGCGAAATATGTTAGGTTCTTGGGTGACGTGCTTCAAATTCCGTTCGTGAATAGGACTCCAGATTTTGAATGTAAGTATTTGGACTTAGCATCTTTCGTGCCTATATCATCTGTTTTGGATATTAGCTATAGGTGTCCCGTGGATATTGCTTGGCGTCTTAATAGCGAGTACTACGCTATCAACTCCAGTTTTGGAATAAATAAAGGGCTTAGATCCACTAACGCAAAGTTTAATTCAGCAGAATATATCAAGATCACGAATATTAACGACGTGCCCGTTAATCGTAGTTTCAAGTATCTAACATTCACTCATAGCGACAAAGACGCTGTGCGTAATCTTGGGTTGGACGTTTCTACCGTCCATGAGTTCCAAGGAAAAGAACACGACACTGTTGTTGTTGTTAGGTTGAATCAGTACGTTCAGGAGGAGATATTTAAAAATTTTAGTTATGCATTAGTTGCTTTAACCAGACATAGAGTTAGGTGTATGTATTACACTCGTGTCGATACAGATGCTCTATCTACACTTATTAAGGTTAATAATGTGACCGTGTCCTCTGTTGCGTCTGATGCTGAACTAAAAAAATTACTAGTTACCAAGATAGGTTCGGTTTGTGGCTCCGTTATATATGAAGATACCTGTTTATTTGATAGCAACTATTATAATTTGGTTTATTGTGTGCCGCGTGATTTGAAGACGTCTAAAGGAATTGCTGATGTAATAAAAAAAAAATTTATCCACTTAAGGTGTAATAGTTATGTGGATTGCCCTGATATTTTATATCAGTATGACGCTAGACACAAACGGTTTATATTGAGTATTGGAATGAAATATGATACTCATCAGAGGCCCACATATGAGTCAATTTATCAATCTTTGGAGCAGTTGTTTATAGTGTGTAGACGTCTTAATCTTTCAATGTTGCATATGCCAAAAACATCTCGTGATCTTGACAATTTCGATTGGCATTTCGTGTCCGATCGCTTGGCTGAGTTGTGTAAAAAAAAAAAAATTTGCGTTGTGGTACACTCTGTGACCAACGATGCGGCGGTCGATCGTTCATTTGTTGAGTATGGTGTTCTACCCGTATATCAGGTTAAGCCAAATTCGTCGTATGCTACTTTTGAACATAGAACGGGTAGGATGACTTACTCTATACATGACGAGTTGCATTTTGTGCCCAAACGAGGAAGATACGATTTCAATCCGTCGTATATACCGTTCGGATATCATCCGGGTGTATACTCATTTAATAGACACAATAAAGTAATTTATTGTATTGAATCCTCCGAGAATCATCGTCAAAAACCGACTACAAAATACATAATGAAGACATTGCGTACTCATATTCAGTCTGTCAAATCTGTTCCTAAGTCCTTTTGTATCGACTCTGGACTCTTTGATTATATCGAACCTGTCCTAGTTTCATCCATTCTGTGGAAGTTTTTTTCTGCCAGGGTTTATCTCTATGACATTGCTTATGTGGACGAACTGGAATCTGAAATCTTTTCACTACTTAATGTCAACGCTACTATAGAGATACCAAACATGTATGTGCAACAGTTTTCGTTTGTTTCGCCGATTGTGGTGAAGTCCACCACCATTGTGTTTCCGTCTTTGATTGCCAATTATCAGGTATTGATAGATAGTGTTTTCTTTGAAACTGCATATATAGATCAGTCTCTTGATGCGTGGTTGGTGCACTCTTCTGATCTTGTATTGTATAGTGGTGACTATAGGTACAGTAGTTTGAAGGGTTTGTATTCCTTCCCTACTTTTGATACCATGTCGCCAGTATTGAAAACACCTATGTATTTTACGCGGGATACCACCAGTCGCGAGATTCGTTTGGCTCTGGAGAAAAGAAATTTGGCAGTTCCGCGTATGAGTGGAATAATTGATATAGAACTCGTTGCTGACGACATGTTGGATAGGTTCATTTATAATTGTTTTGATGAGAATATGTTAAGGTTCCACAATGTTGATACTTTGACTCTGTCCGCCAACGACGTGCATTTTTGGTTGAAGAATCAGGAAACACATGTGTTGTCTCAGATTGTTCCGGATTTCTGTTTGCATAAACGTGCTATTGATACCTATAATTTTTCGATAAAGAGGCATCCTAAACCGAACTTAACGATAGATGCCACAAGATCTTATGCCGCTTTGCAGACTATCGTGTATCATGAAAAGGATATCAATGCCATGTTTTGTACACAGTTTAGAAAGATAAAGGATCGAATGACGGCTTGTCTTCTACCTCATGTGATGATGTATTGCGACATGTCTCCTGCTGAATTCTCTGATAAACTTAACCGCAATCATTATTCTCAACTTGCCGTGTTTTCCGGTGACGATTCCTACCTTACTGATGGTAACGTCAACTTGGAAATAGATATATCGAAGTATGACAAGTCGCAAGGGTTGTTGGCTTTGGAGTTCGACTGTAGAGTACTAAGATATTTTGGTATGCCAGAATATCTGATTGAATTGTGGTATTATGGTCATTATCTTACAAAGGTTTACGATAGAGGCACGTCTTTGCGCTGTTTGATTCCATTTCAAAGAAAGTCGGGTGATGCTTCGACATTTATTCTTAATACCGCGTTCCTCATGGGTGTCATATCTCACGAGATTCCTATTAGACATCTACGTAATATAGATCTTCAAAAATATAAGGATCCCATGAAGTACGCTTTATTGTTTAACTTGGAAGTCAAGTTTTTTACTTATGTTTACCCATATTTTTGCTCGAAATTTTTGATAAAAACTCGTGAAGGTTGGGTCTTCTGTCCCGATCCTGTTAAGTTGTTGGTCAAACTTGGTAGGTCTGATCTTGTGAATGATAGGCATGTCGAGTATTATCGTGTTTCGTTTGCGGATAACGTAGAGTGTTATAAGAATATTTCGACTTGTAAGGCAGTTTCATCCGCCGCTCAAGAGCGGTACTCCTTGGGAATGGATATAACATATATCTTGAATTCTTTTCCGAATATCGCATGTCAAGATAATTTTAAAAATTTTTTTTTTGTCAAACCTGGATCTAGGATTGATGATAAAAGATATTCCTTTGTTCTAAAGGATTGATGTAATATAACTTTTCAATTGTATATTCTTGTTGTTATTTCTTGTTTTTTATTGTCGTCTCCTTCTCCAATATGTCTTCTTCTTATTTTATAACCCTGTTTTCATTAATTCTTCTTTCTTTATATCTGTGTAAAAATTTTCAGAATGTATCTAGTTCGCAATTGTTGTCAACATTTTATAATAGCTCCTTTTGGAACAAGCTTGGTCGTAGTGCTAGCATTTCAAATCACCCTATTAATGAATATCTTTCTGCTAAGGCCCGACTCGATTTGTTGGGAACTTACTCATCCTCTGTTTTTTCATTCGACCGTGAATGTATTTCAGTTGTGAAAACCAATGCTCTTTTGGAGGTTGATTGTCAGCTTCCATCTCGCTGTGGTACTTTGCATCACAAGCTTTTATCCAAAACCTTTTATGGACAGGAAGTTCGCGTTTGCTATTCTTTTCATCATTCTGTTTACGCTGACGCTATTAATTTGTATACTATTAAGTTTCCTCGTGATTTGCACTATGGTATGTTGACTCAACATGACTCTGTTGACGTTCATGATATTGTTCCTGTCGACTTTTTCGAACATATTGTCATTGCAAACGCTACCGACGGATATCATTTATTTCCTCAGATTTGTCTTCAGCAATATACATCCTATTCTGATGATTTACCACCTTCTGTTGTATTTAAGGAATCCGATGATACCTTGTGTGTTAGTCATACGTCTCTTGCCAACGTCGATTGTCGCCCGCTTTTCTTTCCTTCTGTTGCCGCTATTGTAACTACATTTGATTTTCCAATAGCTTTTAAATATAATCCTTATAATTATCTTCTTCATCTTAAATTCAGGAATCAAGATCCAGATGTTTTTGGCTACGCCGCCGACACCACTCGTGGATATTTTCCTATTTCTTTCATCAATAATCTGAACTATGTATCTCGTTCTCCTTTGTCATCTCACTTTTTGGACAGGAATGGTAGCTCTACCGTTTTTAGTAGAAATTATATTTACTTCGACTCTAGAGTGCACTCTTTTAGTAGTAAGGACTATTGTTATAGGATTGAATCTCTGTACAAAAACCCAATATCTGTACTTGCCTCCACCCTTATTTCCGTGGTTTCACCTATCTTTTACGAACTGTTGGAACTTTTGGAAATAGAGGTGGAGAACATAATTAGATTGATAGTTAAGGCATTTCTTTTTTTTTTAAAACTCGTAGTTGAACTTTTGAGCTTGATCATCACCCCAAATGTTTTATCTGCCTTAATGTGTGCTTTTTCCATATATATTTACTGTTTTGATTTTGTTATTACATTTGTCTCTTTTTTAATTTTTTTAGCATTTTTTCTTTCATATTAATCTAATTTTTCACAGCCATATTGACTTTAATCATGGCCTCTTCCGAATCCAATATTGGGAAAAGATCCGGTAACAGGGCGGCGAGACGCTCGAGGAACTTACCTAGAAATAGCACCGTCCCCGCTGTAGTAGATGAATTAACGCCTGAAGTGTCGGGTGTTCTTAGAAGTGGTTCCGGACGGAGAAATGTCAATGGGATAAAATCAAAGAACAAGTCTTATGACTTTAATCAGGTCTTTTCTGACATAGCTCTGACCTTGACCAGCGCTATTTCTAATCCATTGGTCTTGCTAACCATAGCATTATCTGTCGGTGTAATCACCACTCATAATTTTCCTCAAAACAAGGGTTTTATTTATGATACTTTTCGCGAGAAGAACGACACGATCTCCCGGTGGGTTGTTGATAACGGTCAGAAAGTTGCTGGGTTTTCCATCTTCTTGCCTGCCGTTGTCGACTCTCCAAGGAATTTTAGATCTGTTATCGCTTTGACGTCCTTTCTTTGGGTGATGGTAATACCAGAGTCTTCTGTCGTTGAATATTTTCTGCAGGCTTTAGCTGTGCACACGTATTTTAGATTGAAGACTGACAATTCCCGACTTACTCTTCTGGCGATTATAGGCATTGCCTGGTTTTTGGGTTACTTTCATATACCTACTACAAAGTGACTATGTGTTGATGCAGGTTATTCATCAATTGATGAATTCATTCGGCGACCTATATTTTACTCTACCAGAAATTCTAGTAGGGTTGGCATCGGTCTGCCGTATGATCCTGTCTATGGTAGTAAAATTTTTCCATTTAACTCGTCGCTTAAGCCTCATTTACTGCATACTACTCAATCAATTTCCGATTATGAATTAATTGTTAATTACAATACACCTTCCGTAATATCTCATTCTGGTCATGATAGTGTTATTCCTCCTTATCTTGATTGTTGTTGTTATTCTCCTGAACTATGCAAGCCTCCGTTTGGAACGCCGCTTAATGATCCGCGATTTGAAGCATCTTACCCTAGAATTTATTCGAATCGATGTTTCTGGCCAAATGGTAAGCCTCAAAATACTTTTATTAGTAGAGATTATTTAGTTAATAGTAGTTGTGATTAATATAGTTTTTCATTGTCATAATTTTGTTATTCTACTCTCTCTTCTGTATTCGTCCTTCGTCACTTAACCTATCATGAATTGCCCAGGATATATTGAGGTGTACTCTTACTTACTTGTTAAGTTAGGTTTCTCATCTCTTGACGCATTGTCACGCGCCTGTTTTCAATTTGAAAAGTTGAAATTATCTGATAATTCTTGTTATGAGATTACACTGTCTTTGGCGCAACTCGAACTGGCTTACAATTATTTATATTCGATCTGCGACAATTGTAAGGTCAATTTTATTAATTCAACATCTGTGTCGTGTTTGTCGCCGTACATCTGCGAACAGTATTTCGAGACTTATAATCTCGAATTAAAAGTTTTACGCTAGGACTTATCACTCTAGCTTGGTTTATTTTCATTTTTTCTTTTGTTTTCCTAAATAAAATATAATTTGAT